TTAAATAGTCCAAAACATTTAATAATGCTTCAATTTGTTTTTCATTATTTTGTAATTTATTTGTTAACTGCTTATTGCGGTCTTCTAATAATTTTAAAATATCGGGGTTTTTTGATGATACTCGTTTTAATGCACTATATTGATCAATAAGATAACTAGTGTCGTCTTCGCTTTGGTCTAATAACTTTTTAACTTTCATATCATGTTTGGCAATAGAACCTCCAAAACTAGTCATATAAATTATATATTGTATATTTTTTTTAATTTAATAAAAATATAAAATAATAAAAAAATAATTTAAAGAAATTATTAAAAAATAATAAAAAAAATAATTTAAAGAAATTATTAAAAAATAATAAAAAAAATAATTTAAAGAAATTATTAAAAATAACATTTATAAAAATTATATAAAAATATAGACATATATTATTTAGAATGAATAAGAATTGTGTAGAGCCTCTATTACAAGAAGACGTTAATCGTTACGTTATGTTTCCAATTAAGGACCAAGACATATGGAAAATGTATAAAAAAGCAGAAGATTTGTTTTGGAGAGCAGAAGAAATTGACCTTTCAAAAGATAATAAAGATTGGGACACGCTAAATGATGATGAAAAACATTTCATTTCCATGATTTTAGCATTTTTTGCTGCTAGTGACGGAATTGTGTTAGAAAATTTAGGTGTTCGCTTTATGGGTGAAGTGCAATTAAGTGAGGCGCGAGCGTTTTACGGCCTGCAAATTGCTATGGAAAATATTCACTCTATTACATATTCCACATTAATTGATACATATATTAAAGATAAAGAGCAAAAGCACAAATTATTTAATGCGCTAAATGAATATGAATGCATTAAAAAGAAGGGTCAATGGGCTATAAAATGGATTAATGATAAGAAATCCAATTTTGCTACTCGCCTTGTTGCGTTTGCTTGCATTGAAGGTATATTTTTCTCAGGTGCATTTTGCGCTATTTATTGGTTGAAGAAACGCGGTCTAATGCCTGGACTAACCTTTTCAAATGAGCTAATTTCGCGGGACGAAGCATTGCATACCGAATTTGCTGTATTATTACATAGCAAATTAGAAAAGCCGCTCAAAAAGCAAAAAATTCACGAAATAATTAGCGAAGCGGTTGAAATTGAGCTCGAATTTATTAACGATTCGCTTCCATGCAGATTAATAGGCATGAACCAAGTATTAATGAAACAATATATTGAATTTGTTGCTGACCGCTTAAGTCTTCAATTAGGAGGCGACAAAATATATGAAAGCAAAAATCCGTTTGATTGGATGGAAAACATTAGCATTGAAACAAAAACCAACTTTTTTGAAGATCGCGTAAGCGAGTATTCGCTCACAACTAAAGATGCTAAACTAAACACTTTTGAATTTGGCGATGAGTTTTAATTTTGTGCTTTTTTCTTTATATTGTTTTTTATTATATGTTTTTTGCTCCCGCACGTACGGTAGCAAAAAACATGATTGTGTATGGGCAAAGTGTATATATTTTTGCGACTGTTAGAACGGTTGCAAAAATATATTAGAATACAAATAATAATTAATTTACTAAAACATAATAAGCATTATTAATTAAAGTATTGTTTTTAATTGCTCTGCTCATTTTAGCTGGAGAGAAATCTTCATGAATTGCTGCTTTTGCTATTGTAGTCCAATTATTTAATATATTTTTGGTGCTAGCGTCTATTTTTTGAACTTTTTTACCACTAGTCGCAATTTGGTCATCTCTAGCTTCCTGATAATAGTCATTTTTTAAACTAATACCGTAATAACCCTCAAATGTTGCATTTATATTATGTAAGCGAATAGGTCCACCGAGAATATATTGACAATTTTTTAAATAATTTTTAACATCTTTGTCCTCGTTATTATTGATTAATAAACTATTATTCTTTTTATAATTTATGAATTCTTCTATAATTTTATTAGTTGAAGCACGACCTTCGGGAGAGAAAATGCAACTTTCAAAAATAAAATTTTCTACTTCATTTGAACTACTGCTTTTTTTATATACAATGTCTTTTAGCTTTATTCCTTTAAATCCATGAACAACTTGATTCTTATTTTGACCACTAATGCGACATGCTAAAAATCGTGTTCTCATATATGTATTAAACATGCTAAATACATGTTTTGTAGGTTTCTCTCTATTATAAATACGAAATTGTCCTACAATAGTTGTTGAAGCTACTTCTACCTCTTTATGAAGAAAACAACACTCATCAATAAATTTATCAAACTTATTTTTAAGTTCACCACTTATTATATTGGTTTCATCATTATTTATATTAACTGTTTCATCATTATTTACATTATTGGTTTCATTAACGTTTTCATAATTATTTGTAATAGATGCAAGAAGTTGCTCTAATTTTTCATTTTTTTCTATATATTCATTGTTAAGGACTTTCAATTTTTCATTTTCATCACTTAATTGCTCTAATGTTGCTTTATATTTTTGATTTTCTTCTACTAAAATATTAAATTTTTCAATACTATATGATTTTTCAGAAATAATATTTTTAATATATCTTGAGAGACAAGGAATTGTAAAGTTGGTTTCATCATATGCTAATATTTCGTTTTTATTTTTTCCATCTACTTCAATAGTGCGTAAATGTTTTCTAATTTTAGAACTTGTTTTAATAGCATTCTCAATTTCTTGCCTATTATGAACTTTGAAAGCATCACGAAGAATAAAATTATCATAAGTTTTATGATGGTCTTGTAATCGTACAGAGAGATTATTGCTATGTCCAAATTTAATTAATTTCTCTCCGTCAGCATTTGAATTATCAATAGTTCCAAAATAAATACATTCACAATTTACAGGAAATTGTGAAACTAGAGTTTTTTCAATTGCTTTTAATTTATCTTGAATTGCATTTGTAATAAGCTTTTCTTTTGTAATAAGCTCATTATCTTTTATTAGTAATTTATTTTTCATTTCTAATGCTTCTTCTTCTAATACTTCAATGATTAATTCTTCTAACTTAATATAGTATTCATGAATTTCGTCTGCTTTTTTTGTTTGTGCCTTTAAACATAATGATTTAAAGGTCTTAATATTTAAAAAAAATTTTTGAATATTGTGACCACCGCTGCCTGTGTTTTTTGCTCCTGAACGTTCAGGAGCAAAACTAGTATTAGGTATAACATCGCTAGATTTATAATCTTTATTAATTATAAAATTTTTTTCAAGACATAATTTTGCATTATATTTTTTATTAAATCCTAACCACTTCCAAATATAATCTATATCTACAATAAAATCTGCTGTTTTATCATAATTTAAATAAGTATAAAAGTTAGCTATAAACAATTGTTGCTCCATTTCTGTAAAGTTAGCTTTCACTTTTTCTAATAATTTATTGTTATTGTTAGCATTTAGCTTTGTAATAGGGTTATTTGTTATTAAATTAACAATATCGAGAGAAGTCATATTTATACTATAATAATGTAATTAGTCTTTAAATCGTTGTTGTTGTTTATATAATTTAGAAACAAGATTATGGAAGCAACGCCTTACCATTTAGTTTTGCGCACATTAATTTTGGGGCCTTTCTTTTTATCTCTCGTATTAGGGTCATACATCTCTTCGTCGTCATCGGAATCCATATTTTTACTGATTTCCCAGAATTCTTTTGAGCCGAGTTTGAATGTTTTATGATGTTCGGCTTTATACCAGAATATTTGGTCATGTAATTTATTAGATTTGGCGTTATTATTGATCACTAAACACTCATAATTTTCTGTGCACTGATCCATAACCTGGCAAAAACTCTCAAAGGTTGGAAACATGCCTGCATAGTTTTCATAAATACGCCGCCTATTTGCTATATATGGCTCGCGCAATATAAAAACGTAGTCGATATTCGTGCGCAAATTTGGAGGAATACCTAAAGGATATTGCATTGTTATGACCAACATCACTTTCCAATGCCGACCATTCATAAATAGGAGACGCATCATCTTATCTTTTGTCCAGCTTCCATCATATAAACAATCATCCAATATAACAAATGCTCGCGGATCAATATTCGATTTTTTATAGACTTCGACTTCCTTTTTTATTTGTTTCATTACCGTCTTCTGTCGTTTCAATATGTTTTCTATAATAGCGGTATTGTATTCATCATGAATAAATAATTTGGGTACATGCTCGGCATAAAAACCGTTGCCTGCTTCTGTTCCACTGATTACTGTCCCTATTGGAATATCTTGATGATAATATAGCAAATCTCGCACTAAATAAGTTTTACCGGTATCGCGCCGCCCTATTAGCACAATAACAGGCCCTTTATTTTCATCTGGTCTAAAACTTATAGATTTAATGTCAAATTTTTTCAATTCTAGTGTCATTACTAAATAATTTATATTTATTGGCTATATTTAATAGTTTGCTATTTAAACTTAATAATTTGCCTTATTTAAACTTAATAGTTTAAATATATTTATTTGTGTTATAAATTAAAAAAATAAGTATTTGTTATTTATTAAATGGAAATAAACTATAAAAAAAATAACAATAAACAGCTATTTGAGAACTTTAACAATAGTGAGTTATTAGATATAGAAAGTTCGCAAAACTATTTTCCATTATATAATAATTTTTTTAACTTAAATAGTACTAATTATAATGCTATTAATTTGAATAATAAGTATAGTTTAGAATTAATTTTAGAAAAAATTAATTATAACAAATTTTTAGCAATAATTACAGATATATGCAATAATAAATCTAAAAAAGAGATTTTTATTAAATATAGCCCTCTTATTGACCCAGTAAAATATATGATAGGAAAATATGAAAATAATTATAATATACTAGAATTACCTAAATTTATAGATAAAGAAAATTTAGATGCAAAATCAATGGAATACATGAAAACTTATAAGAAAATATTGGATCCAAATAATTCCGCATATATTGATGGGTTTTTTTCATATTTATCAAGCTGTTTATTAAATAACTTTAATTTTTATAATGGTTTAGACTATTATGGGGCTTTTTTAGGAGTAAAAAATAAATTTAAGTATAATGTTACGGAGGACTTGGAATATTTAAATGAATCGGATTATTTTCACAAGCACATAAACAATTTATTTGTTTTCGATGATAATGAAAAAATACTCAATTTATTTAATAATACTAAAAAAAATAAGAAAGCTTTAGTATTAGATAACTCCGAGATTGACCTAAACATTAGTGACCTAAACATTAGTGACCTAAACATTAGTGATTTAAGCGACCTTCCTGATTGTGAAGCTAACATTGAAGAAACACACAAAACCAATTTAGAGTTAACTTATGAAAATTTAGATATTTTAGTAAATAATAAAGTAACTAATACAAATAGTAATAGTAATACTAATACTAATACAGGAATTAATACTACAAATTCTTCCGAAACATGTTCTTCTAGATCTTCAAATACTAATTTATCAGGATCAAGCAATAATGGTTCAGACGACGACGACGATGATGATGACGACGAAAGCAGTGAAACGAGCTTTAATAGTGAAGAAATATTTTGCTCTATTCATAAAATACCTGTTAAAATGATAATATTAGAAAGTTGCGAAAATACATTAGATGATTATATAGTAAATAATAAAATAAAAGATAGCGAATGGGAGTCTATAATTATGCAAATATTATTTACATTAATTACATATCAGAAAGTGTTTGAATTTACCCACAACGATTTACACACAAATAATATAGTATATGTGTCTACTCCAAAACAATATTTATATTATAAATATAACAATGCTCACTATAAAGTCCCCACATTTGGAAAAATATACAAAATAATTGATTTTGGAAGAGCCATCTACAAATTCAAAAACAAATTTATATGCAGTGACAGCTATTCAGAGGCAGGCGATGCAACATCGCAGTATAATTGCGAGCCATATTTAAATAAAAATAAGCCAATTATTGGCCCAAATAGTAGCTTCGACTTATGCCGCCTAGGATGCAGCTTATTTGATTATTTTATTGAGGACTTAGACGACATCAAAAAATTAAAATCTCCTATCAAAAAAATCATGATTGAATGGGTTTTTGATGACAACAATAAAAATATATTGTATAAAAATAATGGGGCCGAGAGATATCCCGACTTCAAATTATATAAAATGATTGCGCGATCAGTTCATAAACATACACCGCAAAATGTATTACAAAAACCATTATTTGATAACTATAAAGTACCAAAGAAAAGAATTAACAATATTCAAGAAATATTTAATATAGACCAATTGCCTATTATGGTAAGCTAAAAGCATCAAGGTATAAAAAGCGACAAAAACTTATATATTATAAAATATACACTTTATATTATATAAATAATGGACTTAAAGAAAAAACATATCATTGTCAAAAATCAGGGCTATTTGTAAAAGCAGATAACGCGGCCTTTGACCCGCCTATCATGTTATTAAAATCTAATTGTTCAAATGCAAATAATGCAATAGACCCACACAAAAATACAATAAATCCGTCTTTTGTTATAGATTTTACAGGTATGTCGTCCTTTGATATATACTTTGTATCTATAATCTTAAATAATACATACATAATACTTATTGCCAATGTAGGTATCACAAAATTCATTTAATTTATAAATATAAATG